TATTATGATGATGATGATGATGATGATTCATATGTTATTAGCGACCCTTTTAGTAAATTAAAATTTGATGATTTACGAAAAGTTCATAAAGATGAAACTGTTTTTTCGGTTAGCGAACGAGACTATAAAAATATTCCAAAATATTCTTCAGTCGACCATTTTGTTCGTGAAAGAGGAAAACAATCTACCGCACCTATGGAACAAATTGAAGCTGAACGTATGTTAGCACAACAAGATAAGACTTATAGAACTAAAATGATGAAAAAAGAATATAACTCTAATCTACAAACTATGGAATACAGTGAAAAAAATAAAAATATATTATCGAAATTTTTACAAATAAAAAATTAAATTTGTGGAATATACCATTTTTTTTCCATATCTAACATTAATTTTGTATAATCTAAATTTGCGTTTTCTATATCACTGTAATTAGCATATTGTGTTACGGTTGGAGGTGTTATCATATACCAAAAATATTGATATTGTAATTTTTGCCAATACATATCTAAAGCATAAATCTTTTTATTTTCAGCACTTGAGTCTTTTTTTAATTCAGATACACTTTCTTTAAAATTTTCCAATAAAATATCATACATCGATTCTTTTACTATATACCCTGTTGTTGTACGGCAATAAAATACACGAGCACAATAACTTTCGATTTGTTGATATGGAGGTGCATTATTACCACCAATTACTAAAATATCCCACTCTATTTTCTTATTGTTATTAAATTTTTCTAGATTTTCTTTAAATAATTCTGGATTTGTAAATTCTATATCATCTTCACAAATAAATACTTGTTTATATTTTCTTTCTTTTGCTATTTCTAAACATTTTATATGACTTTCAGTACAACCTATAGCTCCTATTGTATTTTTTATAGCATCAAATCGTTCAGCTGATATATTCATCTTTCTAAATTCATTTAATGCATGTTCTAGTCTATCTTTTCTTGTTTCCAAGTTTATAAATAATGTGTGTTTTAATAAATCCATTAATATAATAACTATTATTTTTATTTTATACTCTTTTTCTTTCTAAAATAATTCTTATATTATTTTAGAATATCTATTTATTTACTTGCGAGATTTACGAGTTCCACGTTTCTTGCGGCTTTCGTTCTTCTTTACGAATCCAAATGTTCCCTTCTTTGTTAAAAAACCTGCCTCTACCAAACGGTTGCTCTTCTTTGCACTCTTGTGCTTACGTCTGGATACAATACGTCCGTGCTTGTTCTTTATTAAATCTTTCTTTTCTAATCCACCAGTGGTCTTATCGGCATTTCCATGCCATACTTGAGCTCTAGAACCTACAGTCATTTATATATATATAATATACTTTATTCTTACTAAATTAGTTTTTATTTTCTTCTAAAACTCCTTTATTTTCTATATTTAGTTCTTTATCTTCTATTGGTTTTGTGATTACTTCTGGTTCTATTGTTTCTTTTTCAATATTTCCCTTTTCTAATTTTTCTATTCTATTTGTTAATTCAATTATTAATAAACGAAGAGAATATATCTCTGATTTTTGAACTGCTAACATTTCATTTATATCATCACTTGGTAATGTCCAAGTTACTGATTTTTTGTCTTTTGTTTCTGATTGCAATTCAATCGAATCTATTTTTATATTATTATTGTTATCTATATTTAATTTTGGTGTTGTTGTTGGATACCCAAATGTTGTTTCTTTAAATATTTTTTCACGATTTTCTAGCTCTCTCTTTACTAATTCATCCATACTTGTCAATGGACTATCTGTTTCTTTTTCACGAAAATCTATCTCTTTTGGGATTTCTCTTTTAAACATATTATTATACTCTTCTTGACGAGCATTAAATTCATTATTATAAATATCCACTTTATTATCTTTTACTATTTCTGGTGTTTGAATCATATTTTGTTCTAATACAGGTTTTGAAATTCTTTTACTTTTAATACTGTTTATCATATATGACAATACTTCTTTATTTATATTATTCAATTCATTCGCATTTGGTATTGATGTATTTTTATATTTTTCATAACATATTTGCATTGATTGTTTAAACCAGTTTTCTTTTGATGAAGGCGATTGACTTACAAAATGATTTATTATGTATGGATTATTATTTATTATATTCCATAATATTTTTTGATTTTCTTTGTGAATTAATAAAGCCATTATATAAATAATTTTTTAGTATTTATATAAGTTATTTTTAATATTATAAAATTACATGTTAAATTTCATATCAGAACGTTCTTTAAAATTTTGTTTCTTGGAACGGTTACCTAAAAATTTAAAATAACGATTCGCTAGATTAAATCGCGAAGTAACATTTTTAGCATTTGGATAAAGTGTTGATTTATGTTTTTTCATTGCTTCTAGACGAACTTTCATTATCATACCTACCTGCCATATTCGTTTGTGTGGATATTTTTTTGATTTATATAAACATTCTAATTTTTTTATAGTTGTTTCAACATCTTGAACTGTAGTATATTTTATAGGGATTGTATCACTTGGATCTTTATCGATATATACATCAAACGATTTTTTTGGATTATTTGGATTGTATAAGAAACGCCTAGTTTTATTATTTTTTCCACCTTGTTTTGATTTTGTTTTACAATATTTGTACGGAGCACAAGACGACCTCATAGAATAACCGTTTATCCCTTCTAAACACCGTTTTTGTGTAAATCGTCTCGGAAGACTAAATATTTTCTTATCTTTTCGAATACATTTTTTATGTGTTTTACTTTTACAACAATTTATCATATACTTTAATATCTATTTATATTTTTATTTTTTTGGTTTCCTTTTTTCTGTCTTGTTTCTTTTCATTTTACGTCTTTTTGTCTTCTTTTTCTTTTTACCACCTAATTTAGATTCTTCATCTTGTTCTTCAACTACCTTAGGACTAAATACTTGTTCTATCTTTTTTGATTTTAAAAAATCGTGAATATTTTTCTTTTGGTCTTCTAAGGTCTGATCTTTGGGATTTTTTTTTGTACTCGCCCATTGAATATATTTCATTAATTCATTTAAATATAAATCTACTTGATCGCGTGTTTCAAATGGCGCATTATTTGTATCAAAATTTATTTTTATATCTCCGACACGAAATCCTTTACGATTTTTTACACTTGTTGGATAAATGCTGGTAATTACGTTTACATTATTTTCATTATTTTCAGATACTATTGGAGTATTCATTCTATACAAGTTATATTATAATAATATTTTATTCCTTAAAATAAATTTTACGAAATTTGTGTATATAATCATCCGATAAGCGTTCTTTTTTAAATAAATCTATCTTTTCTTCTAACGATTCTATACCTATATTATTTATTTTACTAGATAACATTGTTATTAAAAAAAATAAACAATACATTCCACATTCTGTATTTTTACGTTGATGAATAATTCTATTATTATATTCCTTCAACACTATTGGTTCTGTTAAGTTTAAACATTGAGATTTTATGTGATTTATTAAGATTTTTATTTCTTCTGGAGGATTTCTTCCAGTACTATCAAAATAATAGATAAATTTATCATCTAAATCTACATATAACGCAACCCAATGGGTTCCATCTTCATCCCATTTGGCTAAATTAAATACCATTCCTAATTTTGTTTTACCATTTTTTTGATGATTTTTTATACTTAAATTTATGTTTTTTATTTTATTATCTTTACTACATAGTTCTTCTACTTTATCGCAACTATTTGGATGCTTAAAATCTATTGCTGATGTATCTACCGCATAAAACTTTTTATATGATTCACTATATTTTTCCAAAACATTATCAATATCATTATTTGATAACCAAGTATATGGATTCATCTTCCAACTATAAGGCTCCATTGGTCTATCCATAAACAACCTTAATTTTTCTTTTATTTCTTCATCTTCTATTACATTTAACCAACATTCTTCATTTGAACAATTATATAATCTTTCCTTTAATCCTTTCCAAATTAAACGAGGCTTTGTAGCATATATCATATTTTCAGGATAATTACTATTATATGATTCCTTTAGTATTTCTAAAACTTCTAATGGAAGACAGCTTCCTCTTACTATTTTATTTTTCTTATTATCTGGATGACAATTTAATCTTATTTTACTTTTCAATGTTTTATTTCTAATTGAATTATTATTCTTTCTTGTTGTCATTTTATTGTATATTATAGTATTATAATTTGTTATCTCATTTTTTTGTTATTATATTTCCCCAAATTGAAGTTATTTCTTTAGACTTTTTTAAACTTTCATCTTCTGAACTATCCATATCATTAAATAATATATCATCTTCATCTTTTTCTATTCCTTTCTCTTCTATATCTTTCATTTTAAAATAACGAAATAATGTTTTTATATAGTCATCAAATGATTCATCTACATCATTTGTTATCTCTAATTCGAAATTTTCTAATTTTTTTCTAGTTAATTCTAATATTCTTATTTTATATTTTTCCATCAATTTATTTTTCTTCTTTTCTTTATTATGTTGTTCTGGGTTTGTTTTAGCCATATATTTATTTTTTTGTGATTTGTTCATCATACAATCTAGTGTTACACCATATAAATAATCATTTACCACCAAATTATTTTCTTCGTCATCACTCATTTATATACTATTATTAATTATATTTATACTTTATTTTCAGATAATATATTGCAATATAATATAATAACAATGTCAACTTTAGTATTAGGTGGTCCTTATAATGGACATTCTGGAAAACAAACTGTTAATGTTAAACGTGATAGCGAAAATGCTTCTACTAGACGTATATTACGCGATTCATGGAATGGAGAACAAGCAAGTGGAACAGTTAATAACAATAAACGTATTATCACACCATTTAGAGCTACTACTAATTTAGGTGATTTCTTATCTCGTCAAAATTATGTATGTGGTGGCTCCAACCAAGTTCAAAGAAAAAATGGTGGTACTATGATTATGACTTGCGATTCTACTGGAGTTCCTGGATTCTCTGGTAACTCTAAATTCGTTGCTGATTCATCTGATTACGCACGTTTTAAGAAACAGCGCGCAATGAACATTAATTATAACGACGAAGCGCATTAATTATTCAAGACCATAATAATGTCTATAAATATGTATATATATATTTATAAACTATGTTTAAAAAAATGTTTAGTATTGAGAACATTAACAACTCTACTTCATACATGGAAAAGGCCATGCCATTAAAAGATAACACTAGTAATAATGATACTCAATTTCAAACTGATAGAAAACAATTTATTGAAACTATACCACAAATGACACATCCCGAAAATAAATGGATTGGAGGTACTAGAGACGCTTCTGATGTTGCTAGACGAAGACGTGTAAGCGCATCTAAAAGCACTATTAATCCATACCTTACTACTATGTCTTTTTCTAATATAAACGATACAAATACTAGAAATTCCGCGTTAAATAGAGTTAGATCTGGGGGGTCAGTTGTTCCACCTAAAAAAAACGCTTATTAATTTATACTAGATGGAACCTATTTCTTTATTTACTATGTATATTTGCTGGGTCGTTATAGGAAGTATTATTATTTACTCAGTCTAATTATTACAATTTTTTTTTTTCGTCAGTTAAACTATAAAGATTAAATGTATAATTATTTAGCTGAATTTTTCGCTACCACTCTTTTTGTATATATTATTTTGGCTACTGGAAATCCTCTAGCTATAGCAGCAGCATTAGCTCTTATTATTATTTTAATTGAACCTATATCTGGAGCACACCTTAATCCTGCTGTAACTGTAGTTATGGCAGCTATTGGTAAATTACCATCCACTGAAGTTGTTTCTTACGCATTAGCACAAATTTTTGGTGGATTAGTAGCAATTGAACTATACAAACGATATAAATTATAAAATTGCATGTTTAAATTTAATACTTTATCTTGTAAAATATTAAATTTAAAATATAACTATCATGACTACTCCCAATGAAAGAATACTATTAGAAAGTGAAAAAATGTTATTAGAAGAAAATAATAATTTAAAACTAAAAATTAATTCTCTTAATAAAATTATTAAACAATTGAATAATAAAATTCATGTTCAAGATGAAATTATCGACGATAATGAGTTTGAATTAAATGAATTAGATAAACTACATGGGTCAAAATGTATGTGGCTACAACAAAAATATAATGAAGATGTACACATAAACAATTTTAATAATTGTTTATGTAGTAATTGTGCTCCTGATATATGCGATAGAAGAGCAAACGGATATAATAATTTGCCTGATATGTCAGGTAATAATAAATATAACTTTTGGAATTTATTTTTACAATAAAAAATCATGTAATCTATAATTATTTTTATATTTTATTGCTCGGTATCATATTCTTTTATATCTTCATTACCTATTAAAATACTATTTATTATATCTTCTTGTTCTTCCAGAACATCTTTTTTTTTATTAGAACAACTTGTTGTACCCACATAAAAACACATTACCAAACAACATAATAATATAAACAATAATACTATTAATGCTAATGAATTAATCAAATCTTTTATATTACTTGACATTTCTTATATATTTATTAATATTTACATTTTTTTTTCAATTTTGTCGTATTATATTATACCCTACTCTCGAATATACTTTTTTTATTTTCTTCTTTATTATCTATTTTATCATTAAAAAAATAATTTATACCCAGGTTATAACACATTATTAAAGATAAAAATATAAGTGAGAATATTACTACTGCACATATTATATATAAAACTCTTGTAATATAATTTGCCATTTTATATAATATATATTTACTCCATATTTATATAAAATTGCATTACTTTTTATTTATTATTAGTAATTAACTTAAAACTACCAAGATGAATTTTAATAATTTTAAACAAGTTACCAAAAAATGTCCATTTGATATGAGATGGTATATTGGTAAATTTATAAACATTGATGAGGATATTATGGATTATATCACTACACCATCATTTTTAGAATATAACCTTAAAGCACTTCCACAGCCTACTTTAATTAAATTATTCATTAGAGCTATTTATAACAAATTTAAAAGTTCAAAATTTACTCCTACTGGGTTTGGAACTGGCAAAAGCAAACACAGTAACTTGAATAACAATGCTAATTCAGAAGTTGATAGTCCTATATTACAATTTATTACTATAAATTTAGATACAATTTATTATGGTTTTCGTAATAAACCAGGAGTTGATCAAGATACACCCAAATATACATACAATGTTAATACAGAGTATTATTATAACAGCACATCATATTCCTTAAAGTATGTTCCTACTGAAAATCATAATTCACTTACTAATCATATTTATGTTGATGATTTCGCTAGGTTAATTCGTCGGTTTAGTCACCTTGGTGAAAAAACAACAACACAATATAATGGCTATAAACATATTGTTAAAAAAGGGATTGCTAGTTGGAGATATAAGATTTTATATGAATTTGGTGTTATTCTTAAATTTTTAGGGAATAAATATAGAAAAATTAACAATCAATTAAAACAAACTAAATTACAGGAAAAAAACCAATTATTATGGATAAAAAAACAGGCTAAACTGCAAAAGATTCAGGCTAAAGAACAGGCTAAACAGCAAAAGATTCAGGCTAAAGAA